TCTTGAAGATTGCCGACGTCAAATTGACATGCTACAGGCCACACTCAAACACTTAAACGTAAAGGAACTAAGATGATTATTGGCATCGCTGGCTTTCAAGGAAGTGGCAAAGATACCATTGCTGACTACTTGCAAAACATCTACGGCTTTAAACGTGATAGCTTTGCTGCCACACTTAAAGATGCCGTAGCCGCGGTGTTTGGTTGGGATCGTGAACTACTTGAAGGCCGCACAACCGAAAGCCGTGCCTGGCGTGAACAAGTAGACCCGTGGTGGGCCAATCGTTTAGGAATGCCCGACCTAACTCCTCGCTTGGTCCTACAAAAATGGGGTACAGAAGTGGCCCGTAAAAGCTGGCACGACGATACTTGGATTGCCAGCCTTGAAAATAAACTCAATCGAGCACACAATGACATTGTTATCACAGATGTGCGTTTCCCCAACGAAATTCGAGCAGTGAGAGATGCAGGTGGTATTGTTATCCGTGTAGTACGTGGTCCAGAGCCCGACTGGGTTGAGTCGGCGATAGCTGCTAATCAACAAGTACAATCTGCTGTGGCATATATGCAGGCCCAAAATATCCACCCTAGTGAATGGGCCTGGATTGGTACAGAATTTGATGCTATCATTGATAATAATGCAGATGGGCTTGATCCACTATTTTCTCAGATCAAAGATCTGGTTCAAGATCTCCGACCTTCCACGGAAGATCAGTCTTAGCAACCTCTACTACACAATTTTGACAAACAGTTTTTAAGTTTCTAAGAGAGGTATTGTGTAGGTTACTGTCTACGTGATACACTAACAGCTGAGCCGCAAACTTAGCCCTAAACCCACATCGATCACATGTGGGTTTTTTCTTATACCCAGCAGATTTCCATCTAGGCTCTGGAGGTTTAATACGCTTGCTACGCTTGATACAATATTCGCATAATCTTCGATATTGTATTGAATCCTTGCGGTGGTATGCCACGGCTCTTGGCCGCTGATTACAGGCTAAACATAAAGGTCTCATGCAGATATTTAGTAGAAAACCTACTAAGTAGGGGTGTAATATACCAATCTTTTTGACATAACCGATAAATATCTTTAATTAATAAAAAGGAATTAGTTATGGCCTTAATATCCCCAGGTGTACAAGTCAGTGTAATCGACCAAAGTAATTACACACCCGCTGCTGCCAGCTCGGTACCATTTATTTTAGTAGCCACAGCGCAGAACAAAATTTCTGGCGCAGGCACTGGAATTGCCCCCGGCACATTAGCAGCCAATGCTGGTAAGTTATATTTGATGACAAGTCAACGAGATTTATTGTCTACGTTTGGTGTGCCATTCTTTTACAACACCACAGCCGGCACTCCGATTAATGGATACGAACTTAACGAATATGGTTTGTTAGCCGGTTATTCTGCACTGGGTGTAACCAATATTGCCTATGTAATGCGAGCTGATATTGACTTGGCGGCTCTTACTGCCAGTTTAACTCGTCCAGTTGGCGCACCTGCCAACGGTACTTACTGGTTAGACACAACTAATAGTCGTTGGGGTATTACTGAGTGGAATCAAACCACATCTGCATTTACTAAAAAAATACCTAGTGTTATTACTGACACCGCCTACTTAGAAACTGCAAGCACAGTACCATTGCCTAGCTATGGCAGTATTGGTGACTATGCTGTCACAGCAACCACAGTATATAATCCAACCTACTACAAGCGTGGTGGTCCTACAACAGCACAGGCACCAGGATGGTTACAAGATTCAATGAGTGCAAGCGACTTATACAATACTTGGGTATTGGTTGGCAGCGACGAATGGAAAACTTCTTGGCCAACAGTACAAGGCACACTGGCACCTACAAGTATTACTCCTGGCAGTATAATTGACATTAATGGCACTCACATCACAGTAGCTAGTGGTCCTAATAACAACGTTCAATATTTGGCTGGTCAGATTAACGCTGCCATGAATACCTTGGGTGTTTATGCTGCCAGTATTGGCGGAAAACTAACACTGTATGCAGATAGCACAGCCAGTAATGATGGCAGTACTGAAGGCACAGGCGTAATTGCGATCAGCAATTACACCGGCACAGCACTGGCAACTTTGGGTATTACATCCGGACAATTTGCCGCTCCTACCTATGCCTATGGTCCCAACTACATGGCACCACGTTGGAGAACAGGTCAGGCTCAGCCAGCTCCTACTGGATCAGTATTCCAGCAAACCAACACGCCTAACCAAGGTATGTTGATACAAGTTAAACGCTACAACAGCACCTTAGGCACATTTGTATTACAAAGTTGCCCGGTATATGCCAACGACGCAAACGCAATTTATGCCCTGGATCCAACTTCGGGTGGTCAAACGATTCCAGCTGGTACTACCTATGCACATATTAATCCTTATACAAATAATACTGCAGGATTAGAAATTCTTGAGCGTTTGGCTCCAGGAGCCACGGTGATTACCGGAGCCACAGCTAATCCTACGTTTGTAACTGGTTCTACCTTTACTTTGACCGCAACTCAACCAGAAACTGCCACAGTGGCCTCACCAGTGACAGTTACCATTACAGGCGATACCAGTGCTGATTTTATAGCTGCTGTTAGTTCTGCTGGTGTTGAAAACGTCAGTGCCGGTGTTAACTCTGCTGGCGCAATTTACTTTACACATGCCACAGGTGGTGACATTTATCTAGTTGATGGCACCCACGCACCGTTGGCCACCGCAGGATTTACTACATCGGTAACAGGTATTCGTCTACAGAATGTTACTGGCCCAGGATTAACACTTAGTAACTGGGTTGGCACACCAACATTTACCTACACCGCTGCTGCAAATCAACCAAACATTGATCCAACAGATGGCACATACTGGTATTACAGCGATGCCACCACAGCCGACATTATGATCCAAAACAACGGTATGTGGATGGGTTATCAAAATGTCACCAATGATGTTCGTGGTTACGATTTGAGTTTAACCAATGCAACAGGTCCAATATTCAGTGCTACTGCGCCAACTACACAAACTGATGACGCAGAAAGTCCACTGGCATACGGTGATCTATGGATCGACACAGCAGATTTAGAAAACTATCCAGTGATTAGTCGTTGGGAAAGTGTTAACGGACAAGACCAGTGGGTCACAATTAACAATGCTGATCAGACCACAATAAATGGCGTATTATTTGCCGATGCACGTTGGGCACCTAACGGTACAACCAACCCAATCACAGATCCTATTCCACCAATTGCTACAGGATCAACACCACTAATTACCAGTGACTACTTGGACCTTGATGCTCCTAATCCAGAATTATATCCAGAAGGTATCCTGTTGTTTAACACACGTAGAAGTGGATTCAATGTTAAATCATTCCAGGTTAACTATTTTAATAGTACAACATTCCCGGATTCTGTGTTGCCTGATCAAACTAACACTTGGTTAACAGCCAGTGCCAATCGCGCCGACGGCAGTCCTAACATGGGTCGCCAAGCACAACGTCATTTAATTGTACAAGCACTCAGAGCAGCCATTGACACTAGTACACAACTACGTGAAAATCAAGCACAGTACAACTTAATTGCTTGCCCACAGTATCCAGAGTTAGCACCAAATATGGTAGTACTTAACAACGATCGTGGCGACACAGGATTCAGCGTAGTTGACACACCTTTACGCTTGACTCCAGATGAGGTAGTAACATGGGCAACCAATAACAATGGCCTAGGTCTTGTCACAGGTGATGGTAATCTTGCCACAGGTGATGCGTACTCAGCTGCATTCTATCCAAGTTGCACCACTACTGATCTAACAGGCAATGTGGTAGTGACAGCACCAAGTCATATGATGTTACGTACAATTATCCGTAGTGATAGCGTAGCATATCCATGGTTTGCACCAGCAGGCTTGCGTCGCGGTGTAGTAGACAATGCGTTACAGATTGGCTACTTAATGGCTCAAACTGGTGAATTCCAGCCGTTGGGTGTAAATCAAGGTCTACGTGATGTGTTATACAGTAACAACGTTAACCCAATTACATTCATTCCAGGAACAGGTATTACCAACTTTGGTAACCATACCTTGCAAGGTACAGCTACAGCATTGGATCGTATCAACGTAGCACGTTTGGTAGCATTTATCCGCGGGCGTTTGGAAATTATTGGTAATCAATACTTGTTTGAGCCCAACGACACAATTACTCGTAGCGCAATTACCAATCAAATTACATCACTCATGATTGATTTGGTTAACAAGCGTGGCTTGTATGACTACTTGGTTGTTTGCGATTTGACCAACAATACTCCGGCAACTATTGACGCCAACGAGCTGTATGTTGATATTGCTATTGAACCAGTCAAGGCCGTGGAGTTTATCTACATACCAATGCGTATTCAAAACACAGGAACAATCCAAGCTCAAGCATCAGCGTAATTGACACCAGACAGATACTCAAATTTTTGTCTGGTACAAACGCCATAAATAAATGTATATTAGGAGAACAAACAAATGGCAACAGCCTCATTAACCAAACTAACAGTACCGTTAGCCAGCGATCAAAGCACCTCGGCACAAGGTTTGCTGATGCCAAAACTCAAGTATCGCTTTCGCGTTACTTTTTTAGGTCTAGGCGTATCACAACCTACCACAGAATTGACCAAACAGGTCATGGACTTTACTCGTCCAGCAGTTACATTTGATAACATTGATCTTCCTATCTATAACAGTACAATACGTTTGGCCGGTAAACACTCATGGACAGATATTACTTGCACAGTACGTGATGACGCAGGCGGTAATGTAGCACGTTTAGTTGGCGAACAACTCCAGAAACAATTAGACTTCATGGAACAAAGTAGTGCTGCCAGTGGCATTGACTACAAGTTTACCACGGTGTTTGAAGTGTTGGATGGTGGTAATGGTGCAAATACTCCTATTGCCCTAGAAACTTGGACGATCATGGGTTGCTACCTCCAAGGCGTTAACTATGGTGATGCCAACTACGGCACTGGCACAGAGCCAATGACTGTGGCCATGACCATCCGCTTTGACAATGCCATGCAGACCACTACAGGTCAAGACGTTGGTGTTGGCGCCACAATTCCGTTAACGGTCAACAACGTAGCTACAGGCTAATACCTTATGGCTTATTTTGGCCAAGACGATCTTCAACAGCTTAGACCAAGTGCACCACCGGACCCAACTAAATGGACTGGTCCGGCAATGGACTATACCCATGCTGCTAAAACTTTCAGAACCAATGGGTACGCTCTTGCCCCTCGCACCAAGTTTTTATTTCATGTTTATTTTAATTTAAACACAAATATACCTGCAGTAGCAAATTTTGTATCTAATAATGCTAATAATGGATCACTAATTAGCCTTATGGTAAAGACTGCACAGTTACCTGGCTACACTATTGATGTAGCCACAATGAATCAGTACAATCGCAAACGCCTGGTGCAAACAAAAATAAATTACAATCCAGCACAGATTGTGTTTAATGACGACGCCAGTGATC